CACGTTCACCGCCGGATACTGCATCGTATTGCTCCGGTCGGCCACGTCCGCCGCCGCGTTCTGTGCTCGCACTTGCGCTGCATTGAGGGGACTGACAGGCGCTCCACCCCCTTGCGTCAATGCCGCCAGCGCGGAATTGGCGCCGCTCGTGCCGGTGATGAGTTGCATCACCTTGGCCGTGATCTCGCTCCCCAGTTTGGTCGTCATCAGCCCCTCAAGATCCTGCGCGGCGCCGGCATCACGTAACTCGGCGATTGTCCCGTGCCGGCCGCGCGTCCCCCCGTCGCGATCGTGTCCGGCTGCAGCCATGTCTGCGCCACCGTGATTGGCGACCCGTTCTGTAGTGACAGAGCTCCCGGGTCCGTACCCACATATACGTTCCAGCCTGCCGCACACGCCGGCGGCCCGGTCGGTTGCACCAGCAAGGTGCTCCCCGTCGTCGTAAGGGCCGTTGGCCCCGATGGCCCGCCCTCTTCCCCAACAGTGTTAGTCCATGCCACCGTCACATAGTAAGTTCCATCGGCGAGGTTACCCGGCGCGCTGACCACCTGCGGCTCCATTGCCTTCGGTATCGGGGACCAGGCCATACCAAGGCCCAGCAGCAAGACCTTCTCGTAAGCCCACTTGGCACGTTCCTGGAACTGGTCCCGCTTCGCCCCGTACCGGTCGTTCAATTGGTTCGAGTATGCATCCCGGTACACCATCTCCAAAGTGCGGAACGTGTGCCAGAGTTTCAGCGCCGGTGTCACCACCACATTGCCGATCCCCGGCTGGGGCGCCAGCCAGATTACCTGCTCGGCTCGTCTGCCGCTCTCCAGCAACATCTCCAGTTCCAGCGCTAGTTCCTCCTGGGCCAGAATCAGTTTCTGCGTTACGTCGATCCCCTCGACGTTCGCCACGTTCGATAGCTGCGTATCCTGCGCCGTCAGGTCTTCCATGCCCGCAACGGGACCGTCCGTGAACAGGGCCATATGTTTCGCCTACTCCTTCGCGGACTTGGATCCGCTCTTAAGCTTCGTCATATCGTCCGTGAGCTTCTTCAAATCGCCCGATGACACCAGCGTCACCTGCACCTTCGTTGCCGCCGCGGCGTCCTGCGCGGCTTTCTGTGCCGCCGCCTGTTGCTGCTGGAATGCCGCGGCCTCTTCGGCTGTCGCCAGCACCGCGGAGCCTTCCACCACCATCTTCGCCGCCACATGACGCGTCACTTCCGCCGCCACGCCGCCCTTGCCCCCGTCGTCGGTTTGCCGGCTCACAACTACGGCATATTGAGCCGGAATCGAGCTTTCCACTTCGCGAATCTTCTGGTAATACGTCCTCAAATCCATTCAATCCTCCCTTGTCTGATGCCACCTGTGTCCTGCCGTTCGAATTGCCGCGCCCTCTCTCCCGCCGGCGCTCGCGGCTAGACCCCTGCCACGACGCCGCATCCAACAAGATGCCCCCTGACGCGCGCGTTTCCCCATCCGCCGCCGTCAGGGAGCGCTCTTACCCGCCCGCCGTTATGTGTTCACCTGCACGGCCGACGTGTTCCGCAGAATCCCGCACCCGTACAGAATATCCACCGTGAACTGCTGCGCCAGCGTGTTCGGCTGGTAGCTCATCACCACGCGCATCCCGAAATTGCCCAGTTCGGCATACTCCGCGATGGCGCCAGTCCCGGGCAGCGGTTGCGGCAGCCGCCGGATTACCAGGCCAATCGCGTCCTTCGCAAACGCCAGATTATGCGTAGTCGTCACCGGGTTGCTCCCCGTGCTCGTCGTCTTCGGCACAAACTGCGAACGGAACACGAAGAAGTCCTTGATCTTCCCGATCGTCCCGTCTACCAGCGCGTGCAATCCCGCGTCGCCCGCCGTCTGAAACTCGCTGAATCGCGGAATCTGTCGCCACGCGGAATACGTCGCCGCGTCCACCACGATGAACTTCTGTTCGCTCGGCGGAATTCGCGCCAGGAAGAGCGCCGTCTCGGCCGCGTCGATCACCGCTTCCGTGATCGTCGTCGCCGGCGTGCCCAGCGGAGTGTTGGCTGTGAAACCGGCGTACAGGTTGAGCAGGTCGCTCTCTACCCTCTGCGCGATCGCCGCTACGGCCGGCTGCATGTAGATCTTCAATAGGTCCGGCACGGCCAGCACCTTGGTCACGTCCGGAATCTGGAAAGTTGCCTCCGCATGCGTGTTGAGCACGATCTGGGCATTCCCCAGATTCGGATTCTGCGTCTGCACCGTCCCACCCTCGAGTATGTTATTCGCCTGCATTTGAGGGGGAATCGGCACGTTGATTGTATCGCCCCCATTTGCCAGAGTCGGCTCGTAGTCCCGATCCACCAGGTTCCCCATCACGAGGTTCCCCACCAGCACCGGCAATGCGTCCGCCGCCACTAGTTTCACAATCGCGCTTGCCACGTTCGCTGAAGTAATTGCTGCCATTCTTTCTCCTTCTTTCTTGGTTCTTGCCGGCCACCGCGGATCCTCCCCGCGCGTCTCGCCGGTACTTCCTTACAGCCCCCGAAGGGTCTGCGATGCCACGCGCACGATTTCCTCTCGCACCCGCTGCATTTCCTCCGCGCTCATGCCCGGACGAATCTGTTCGATGCTCACCGTTTCCCGCCCCGCACCCGGGGCTTTCAGGGTCGCCGTCATCCCGCTTCCCCCTGCTATCCGAGCCGGCAGAAACTCCGGATTCTCGTTCACAAAGCTCGTCAGATACTCTTTGATCGGCATCTCGCCGCTCTCCCCGCGAGCCACCAACCGCCCATCTTCGGTGCGCACGATCCCGTCTTGCACCGCTTTGAACGCCAGGTCGATCTTCGCCACACCCAGACGCTGCAGCTCCGCCCGCACCGCCGTACTCCGCTCTGCTTCTTCCGCCACCTTGCGGCTGCGCCGGTTCTCTGTTACCAGTTCGTTCATCCGGCGTTCCAGTTGCTCCCGCCGCTTCCGCTCTTCCACCAGTTCCGCTTTGTAAGCCGGCTCGCTCCTTGCCTTTTCGTTGTCGGCAAACTCCTGCACCGCCTGCCGCACAATCGCTTGTATGTCGATTCCTTCCATATGTCTCCTTGAAAACGTCTATTCCCCGCCTTCTATCTCGGCCGCTACCCGATTCTTGATGTCCGGGCCCGCGTCGCTCAGATACTTGAGCGCCAGCCTCTTGAACACCTCCTTCTTCAGCGTCTTCGATTCGATCCCCAGTTCCAGCAGTTTCTTGGCATCGTCCAGCTCCGTGCCAGATCCTTGATGTCGAATTCGTCCATTCCCAAAACATCGATCGAGACACCGTCCTGCCGCGCCGCCGCCATCGCCGTCAGAATCTGTTTCATCGCACTCTTCACCGTCGCGCCATACGCCAGCAGCACTTCCTCCGTCGTCTGGAAATCCAGCTGTTTGCTCACTGCCGACTGGTGCGCGCCCGAACCCGCTTCACCAGACTGGATCATCAGGTAACAGACGCGGTAGATCTCGTCCCGCAGATTCGCCATGTTGTCCGCCGCGATCTGATAGACTTTGCCCTCCGGCTCCGTCCAGCCGAACCGGTCGTCCTTCCCCAGTTGGATGTAGTAAGATTCGCCCACAACCTGCCGCCACTCCCGGTCCGAATACACCACCGGAGATGCGAACAGCCCCATCGTCAGCGCCCACGACAATGCATTGGATTTGTTGAAGTGTTCCAGTTGCAGTGACGCCGACTTATTCATCAGCCACAACCCCTCCGACACCTTCATCTGGAATACCGGCACCCGCCGCAGCGGCGCCAACCCGTGCCGCCCTTCATCAATCAACTCAATCGGGCTCGCTTCACCCCCTTTCCGGTAGATCTGGTAGTTCTCCCGGTCGTAATATATCCACCGCGTTTCCTGCTCCCACTTCGCGTCCGTAGCCTTCGACTGTTGCAGGCAGGTCGTCCGCAGCACTACCCATTCCAGCCCCCCTGTGCGGTCGTAGTTCCAGTTGATGACTTCGTCCGCGCCGTACCCCATCAGGTATGCCCGCGATTGTCCGCTCGCATCTTCCTCCGCCCGCGATCGCACCGCGCCGTTCGCTTTCGGAAAGTCCACCACCACGTAGCTGCTGCCCGAAACCAGCGCCTCCACGAACCTCTGGCGGAAAAACTCACCCAGTTCGGTTCCTTTCAGGTCGCAGTCTTCGTACAGTACGCTGTAGAAGCCCTTTGCCGCCGCGTCGCTGCCTTCAAACAGCAGCACCGGCTCACTCCGCATCAGCGTCGCCGCGTACCAGTCGATAATCGATCCAATGTAGTTCTCGTAGAAAACCCTCGCTAGACGTTCCCTGTAGATCTCACCCGGTTCCTTGTGCCGCCGTACCAGGTATTCCGCGGCGTGTTCCCGCAATTGCTCGCCCCCTGCGTAGAGATCTCCATACTGCTTCCAACTTGCCTTGCGCGCGGCGTATTCGGGATGTTCCCGGTTGATGTTTTCCATGGTTAATTGAGCATCCTTTCCTGCTGCTCTCCAATCGGCGGTAACTTCCGGAATTCCTGCCACAGCAGATACCCCAGGGCATCCGATAAGTGCGTCCGTCTCCGATCCCTGTCTTTATCGATCTGTCCGCTCTCGGTCTTGAAACAAACCTGTTCGAAATCTTGTATCAGTTCCTTGCATTTCCTGTCCACCAGCATCCCGATATCGCCCGTTGCCGTTCGTAACATCGCGTTGGTCAGATTAATCCGCTCGCGCACACTCGGATTCGCTTTGGGCACCTGGTACGCCACCCGCATCGGCGCATGCACCGCAAAATGCTCTTTCACCATGTCGTAGTCCGAGTAGCCCGTCGTCTGTTGTGCATTCCCTGAGGCGTCTCCAAATACCAACACACCCGGACCGTGCTTCGGAAATCGCTTCAGAAACTCCTCGCAGGCCTGCCTCGTGGTGCCGTGCCGGATCACGATCTCATCCAGCACCACCACCTTCCCATTCGATATCTGCGCGATCACCGAACTCATCGGGTCCACGTTGAAATCCAGCGCCCACAAGATCGGCAGCCGCGAATCCACGTTCAAGTCGCTCACGTGCGTGCTCACATCGAACGCACTGTACACCCGGCTGCCATCCAGGCTCAGATACGAACCCAGCACCTCCTGTGCGTAGAACTTCTCGTCGTAACTCTCCGCCAGTCTCTTATAGAAGTCCGGATCCCGTCCCAGCAGATGCCGGTTCTCGCTCGGCCTCGCGTATATCGTCTGGTACGTGTCCGTCTGCCTGGCCACGAACTTGCGATACACCCAGTCGTATCCCTTGGGTGTCCACGCCGCAAACCCGCAGAGTCGGGCCGCCTTCGGATCCCGCAGCCGGCCCTCCAGTCTTAACCACGCTTCTTCCTGCGTGTAAGTCAGTTCGTCCAACCCGAACCATGCCAGGTTCGTCCCCCGTAGCCTCTCGAAGTCGTCCACCGGCCGAAACAGGATCCTCGACCGCGTATCTCGCATCACCAGGGTGTTCTCCGCTTTGTTATAGTCGTACGGAAGCTGGTTCGCCCCCAGGATCTCGAACAGGG